CTTATTGAAGGTGGTGCATCTGTGGGTGTCTCTGCAAATCTCATAAAGTGTTCCGTAGACACGGAGTTTGCATTTCTCACAGATAGGGAACGTAAATATCTTATGACTAGACCAATTGATTATGTCATCACACAGGTGCAGATGTCTAGTTTTATCATGAAACCCGGCGAGAATACTAAATCTGTGATGCTCAACTTTTCTCATCCAGTGAGGGAACTTTTCTTCGTCTCCCAATCCGAAGAGGCGGTGAGAGACAATCATCCAAATAGGTACAACAAACTTTTGAATGTTAAACTAAAATTCAACAATGAAACAGTCTTTGATAGAGACCACAAGTTTCTCGTATATGAACAAGCCCTAAAGCATCATATAAGTCCTCCGGAATACGTAGCTGGTACGAACTACAAACAATCAGAGTTTGGTATGTATAGTTTCGCACTTAATCCAGAAGTATATTACCCAACTGGACAAGTGAACATGAGTCGTATATTCCACAAACTTCTTACAGTTCAGATTGATCCCATAAATGCAGTTGATAATAACAATACACGAGTGTATGCAGTCAATTACAACATACTTCGCATAAATGGTGGTTTAGCAGGTTTAAAATTTTAGATTGTTATAGTAGTAATGGCTGGCCGCGTACAGCTCCTGGCATCTGGAGCCCAAGACAGGTTCTTTACGATGGATCCAGACTATACATACTTTTTGCAAAGTTTCAGAAAACATACAAACTTTGCAAGAGAATATGTGAATATAGATTCAGAAAATCCAGTAGATTTTGGAGGTAAAGCGAGGTTTAGAATTGCTCAAAATACGGGTGACTTACTGACAACACTCAGTGTGAAGATGAAGTTGCCCACAATCTCTACAGTGATTTATGACGATCCTAGATTCATAGAATCCATAGGTCACGCTCTCATTGAATATGCTGATCTCATTATTGGTGGGAAGGTTATTCAACGATTACCAAGTGATTATCTTCAGATTTACACAGAACATAATGTCACTCAAACAAAACAGAGGGCCCTCAAGGAACTCATCGGAAAGTATCCAGAGCGAACTGTTTCAACTAGGGTTTCTGATAAAGACATTTTGGGTGTGATTGGTACAGCGGATACAGAGGATGAATTCTTTGTGGACCTACCCTTTTACTTTTACAATAATCCAGAACTGGCGGTGCCCCTCTGTGCCATCAAAAACCAAGAAGTTGAAGTTGAGATTAAACTTCGTGACCATGATCATCTCATAATTAAGGGTTCGGATGGTTCACTTCAACCTGTGACACCTGGGACAATTCACCTAAAAGATTATAGACTTTGTGCGGAAGTTGTCTTTCTTGAACCATGTGACCGAATCAAACTTGAGACTGAGAAGAAGGATTACATCATAACTCAAGTTCAACAAAATGTTTTTGATATTGCTCAAGGCGCACAAGAAGGTAACTTCAAATTAGACTTTGTAAATCCTGTCAGGGAACTCTATTTTGTGATTCAGAGACAGGGTGATACAGGGACAGCTGAAGGTGAATTCATAACTCCATTTGATTACGACAATACATTGGCTGATACAGGTGGAAAGTACATTTTGTACGAAAACTTGGACTATCTCACACTTGATCTAGATGGTCAACCAATCATCACTCAAGAGACGGGGAATGTCATCTTTCTTAAAGCTGTGCAGGCTGCTATTCATCACTCCAAGACACAGCTCATAAGGAGATTCTATTCCTATAGTTTTGCTCTAGAACCCGAGAAATGGTACCCAACCGGACAAATCAATTTCAGCCTCGTAAAGGAGCAAATCCTAAACCTAAGTCTGACACCTTGTGTAGATTATGCAAGACAATTGAGAGTATACGCACTCAGCCACAACATTCTTCGTGTTGGTGAGGGAACTGCCCGAACTCTTTTTGACGTTAAATACTAAAGATGAATATGCAAACTGGCTTCGGTGATGCGGGGGGTGGAATGTTAGAACAGTATATTGAGACGATGACCAACATTCTTCTACCCATCATAGAAAAGGCTACCCTACTTTCAGCCGAATATACCAAAGCTTGTGGAAGAGATACAATTCTTCCAGAAGATATGGAATATGCGATGAAGTACTGTGCTATGTATAAAGTTGGTGAAACTATTGGTTCAACGATGCCCGAAATTTACGAACGGGAGTTGACCGAAGAAGAGATGGAAGAGGGTGAAGAAGATGTTGAACCCGAGGATTGCCCGGAGTTTGTTAGGTATTCAGGCACTGATCCCATTTTTAACCAAGTCAATGAGGCTGTTGATCGGTGGGATACTTGGGTTCCCCAAAATCCGACAGAATACATGTTAAAAAATGCTATTAATAGTAATGAGTACATCGGAGCCGGAGGGGTGGACGATTTCTGAATACAAATCATTTCATGTGACAAATGATGACGATTCTGAATCCAGCACTGATGGAGATTCCGATGGTGAAGAACAAATATTTGCCAAGTCATCGGTTGTCAGGCGACCCAAATATAAAAAGTTAGTAGAGAAGGAAGAGTTGTTACCCGAATAATATTTTCTATACATATGTTATAAAAACTCACAATGTCTGACATGACCGCTCAAGCGCTTAAGACCGTTAACCTCGTCTCTCAGGAGCTCGAGACCCAGTCCCTCAACTCTATCGTCGCGGGTTTCTCCTTCGCGGCTGCCATGTCGTGGATGGACCTCGTCCGCTGGTTCATCCAGCAGGTGATTAAGGTGCCCAAGAACGGTGGTACTCAGTACACCCTCACCGCGGTCCTCACCACCCTCCTTTCCATCGCGGTCTACATGATCATCTCTAACATCTCCACTCGTGTCTCTAAGCCTGCCCAGCCTGTCTTCGCGATTACCCGCTAAGTTTTGGCTTGCGCTTCATGAGACTCAGAAGAACTAGACCGACGAATACGATAATACCAATGGAAATGTATTCCATTTTCCACTTATAAACATCCTCAACAATTTCTGGAATGTTTATTGGTGGCGGCAACTCCTTCTCAACAACTTCCAAGGGAACCTTTGGTAGACCTTCTAACTTGTCTGTAGAGCACGTGATTTCGAATTTCAAAATGTGATCTTGATTTCTGAAATCATATGGAACGAGGCGGCCATGACTCATGTAAAAGAACTCCAGTTTGATATACTTGATGTACTTTTGTGGTCCCTTGTAGAATTCGTGAGTGAGTGGATCGTCTGCACCATGAAAATTAATCATATCTGTGCCATTTAGAAGGATGTGTCCCGTGTAGAATGGTGTCACAGAGTACACAGTCTTCGTAAACTCATCCGAGCCAGATGTCATACGAAGAATAAGGGAGTTTGGACCTTCCAGATTGATAGCACCAGACACAATACTATCACTCACCACTGGATTTTTTGACGAGAAACCCATAACTTGATGAGGTGTTGTGAGAGCCACGTTACTCAGGTACCCGTTTGTACCATCAAAAAACTTAAATGTAAAAGTGTTGCTAGACCCACCATGTGTATTAGAGAATGTAAGAGCTTGGGTATCTGAGTCAAAGACAACCTGATCTATACATGTCAATGGTGGTTGCATGAGAGTATCAAGATCTGTAGCGAGTGCATCACCATCTGCATAATTCGTTTCATTTAAACTAACTTCAATAAGATCATCCGGTGCACCAGAATCGTAAATGCTAAATGTCTTATTCGTAGCGCATGTAGTCAATTGTGGTGTTGGAATACGCGCAGACACCAGTTTTATTTGTGTAACATCATAAATAGGTTCTTTGAGAGTCACAGTATAATTGTTAGCGTAAGCATATACATTTGTATCTCTCTCACTACTATCTATATCAAGGGTGTGAACCTTCATTAAAATATAGGCACAATATTTTAATGAATGTTTTTATCTATAACCAAAATTATTAACATAAACTGTGCGCCAATGGGTTGTTCTGGAGCTGCCTCTTCGCGACACCCAAGTCGCGCGCGTATGGGTTCTCGTTGCCCTTGTAGGCGTTGAACTGATGGAATGGCTTCTGCTGGTAGTTTTGTGTCCAACCACCGTTTGCAGCATTTACACGACCGTCAATACGGGAAGTATCGGTACGAACAGCCGTCAACGCACCACCTTGCTTGAGGGCACTCTCTCTCACGTTCATACGACCCTTGTTACCCATACGGTTAGCCTTACCACGACGATCCTCTGGACGGAAACCATACTTCATCAACTCCTCATTGTTCTTCGTAGTAATCTGAGCAGCCGCACTGGTCGAGTAGGCACCACTGAAGTTGGTAATACCTGGAGCCGCGTGGCTGTAGTGGGCAAACTGTTGGTCGTTGCGATCGCTCTTGAAACGAGTGGGGTCCTGTGGCATGGTCTGAGCCGAGACGAAACGCTTCGCTCCGTTGAAACCGAGGCCATCTGCGCGGTGGCCAGTCTCGGAACGGTTAGTGGTTCTCATAGTCTTCTGATGACTGGCTCTTGGAATTGCACCTGACATACCCTGAGCACGTCCCGCGGTAGGTGGAAGGCGGGAAGGAAGGTGAGCAGTAGTCTCAGGTTTGTTGTGGGTCAATTGACCAACGAGAGCGGAGCGACCACCAGTGACATCCGCGGCTGGACCGGAGCGTCCTGGAAGTGTAGTGAGCCTGTACTCACCCACGTTGATAGGGTTCACACGGAACATCTGTTGGTAACCACCACTCGCTGGAGTGTCAGCACCGACACCAAGACCTGGGCCAACCATTTGCTTCTCAATTGGGGAGAGGTTGTTCATACGACCAGTGTCATACATACGGTTTCTCATGTTGAGAATCTCTTGA